CGCTGTTGCTGCTGGCAAGCCTTCCCCGACCCCATCCGCTGTTGCTGCTGGCAAGCCTTCCCCGACCCCATCCGCTGATGAAGCCGCAGCGCCGGCCGGCTCCTCCGTCACCGGGGGGCAGGGGGCGGGCTTTACGGCGGAGCAGATTCTGCGGCGGTTTGCGTTGGTAGAAGGCACCACGCAGGTCTGGGACCAGGACAAGAAAGCGGTGATGAAGAAGACCGCGTTCGAAGCGCTGGTGACGAAGCCGCTGGCGAAGGCCTGGGCAGATGACGTGGCCAAGAAGCTGATCGGCGCGGATACGGTGCGCGAGCTGGAGCAGGCGCGGCGGATGGCTGGCAAGAAGGCCACGGCGCTGGGGATGACCCCCATCGAGCGTTATGTGTACATCGATGGGACGAAGGATGTGTGGGACCGCGAGAAGAAGCGGCGCATCCCGGAGGGCGCGGTGAAGATGGCGCTGGGCGATGCCTACGCGCTGTGGCTGAACTCGGCCGAGCGCCGCACGGTGGATGTGGACCACATTGTGTTCGACCCGGCGATGACGAAGGACCCGGCTGTTTACATCAATACGTTCGAGGGGCTGCCGCTGGAGCCTATTCGCGATGATGCGGCGTGCGAGAACCTGCGGTGGTTGATTTCGTTCCTGTGCAATCACGAAGATGAGGCGCGCGACTGGCTGACGAAGTGGTTGGCGTACCCGTTGCAGCACATGGGCGCGAAGATGGACACGGCGGTGCTGGCCCACTCGATCATGGAGGGCTCGGGCAAGAGTCTGTTGTTCGCTGATGCGTTCGGGCAGTTGTTCGGCATTTATGCGGCGACTGTGGGGCAGACGCAGCTGGAATCGAGCTTCAACGCGTGGCAGAGCCGCAAGTTGTGGGCTGTGTTCGAGGAGGTTGTGAGCCGGGACCAGCGCTATAACCAGGTGGGCAAGATCAAGCATCTGATCACCGGCAAGACGGTGCGGATGGAGAGCAAGTTCATCAATGGTTGGGAGGAAGCCAACCATATGAATGCGGTGTTCCTGTCGAACGAGATTCTGCCGTGGCCGATCAGCGACAGCGATCGGCGGATGCTGGTGATCTGGCCGCAGGAGACGCTGCCGGAGGCGCGGCAGAAGGCCATAGGCGCGGAGCTGGCCGGCAACGGGGTGGCGGCGCTGTATGGCTGGTTGCTGTCGCTGGACCTGGGCGATTTCAACCAGCGCACGCGCCCGCCGCGCACCGAGGCGCGGCAGCGGCTGGTGGCTTTGAGCAGGGCGGGGTGGCAGACGTTCCTGCATCAGTGGCAGACGGGTGACCTTGGCCAGGGGCTTTGGGGCGCGTGCCTGTCGACGGACCTGTATGCGATGTTTCTGGAGTGGTGCCAGCGCAACCGTGAGCATGCGATGAGCCAGACGAAGTTCAGTCTGTTCATCAGTGCGGAGGTGGAGAAGACGCGCTCGATCCCCTGGACGGATGGCGCCAATCGGCGCTTCGGGGCGTTTTTCTTTCCCAGTGACCCGGACTCTTCCCTGCCCCCATCTCTGGCAGCCGCTGCGCTTGGCCAGCACGTGGCGGCGTGGCGTGGAAAGGCAAGGCTGGCGGGCTGGGACGTGGACAGGTGGGAGCACCTGAAGGCGGCTGCAGCATGAATGCGCGCGAATGTGTGTTGGGTTGTGTTGGGTTGTGTCGGGTTGGTTTTCGTAACCCAGCACAGGCCGAGGCCGCGAGTGGCGGGGCTTTGCGGGCGGTGTGCGGGGTGTGTTGGGTTTGGCCACGCGCGCGCGCATGCGCAATATTTTTGTACGGCGCTTTGATCGGAGGATTGAAATTTCTCTATGCGAGGGCTGAAAAACCCAACAAACCCAACACACTCAACACAGGTGCTTTGAAGGCATTGATTTATAAGGCTTTTGGCTGTGTTGGGTTTGTGTTGGGTTGGGCTTTTTGTGTTGGGTTGCGTTTTGCAGGGGAGGTGAGGCCATGATCGAGGCAGTGGAAGCGTTGATGCAGCACTGGGGAGAGCGTTGCCGGCGTGGCCTTGGCGCACCGGGCGAGGGCGGTTCGACGCCGCTGGCGGTGGCGATGCAGTACGGCGGGATGGTGCCTTCATCTGGCCGCGGCTCGATGGGGCTGGCGGGCGCGGTGGATCGTGTGGCCGAGGAGGTGGATGCGGCTATCGGCAGCATCAAGCAGATCGGCCTGCGTGAGGACCGCAAGTTGGCCAGGGCTTGGCGCCTGGCTGGCAACAAGGGGCGGGCGCCTTACTGCCTGGAGACGCAGCTGGTGAAGCTGGCGATGGTGCGCTACCTGCCGGATCCGATCCCGACTGTTGCGCAGCAGATGCGGCGGGGGCGCATCAATTCGACTAGCACGTATGACGCACGGGTCCAGCGGCTGCATGAACTGGTGCAGGCTGAGCTGGAGCGCCGGGCGCGTATGCAGCGGGTGCACGGCGGGAGGTACGTCGCGTAAAAAATCGCTTTCAGAAATCCGCCGCCGTCCCGTGGAGAGCCTGTGCAGAGCCCGTGCAGAACCCGTGGCGAGCCATTGGCGTTAATTCGCTGTTTACGCCTCCGGGTTCGAGGGGTACAAAGCGCATAACAGGTCAGAGCAGCGCCAAGGCGATGACCGAAACGAGCCTTACTTGCTGTGTCAGGCAACGGCCGGTCCCCCTGCCGGTCACCCCTCAAAGCCCCGCCATCGTGCGGGGCTTTGTCTTTTCTGAATCATTCAACGGTTGGAGAGCAGGCATGGGCGAGCCGACGAGCACCGCGGGCATTGTTGTCGCCGGTGCGGCAGGTGTCGGGCTGGCTGGATTCATGGCGGGCGTGAATGGAGACGCGGCTGTTGGCGCGCTGCTGGGTGCGCTGGTGTATGTGACCACGACCCACGATCTGCCCATCTGGAAGCGGCTGTTGTTCTTCATGGTTTCGTTCGTGATGGGCTACCAGTTCTCGCCTGCCATCGTTGAAGCGGAGTTCTGGGGTATTCGCCCGTTCGCATACCCTGGGCCGGCAGCGTTCGGCTCGGCGGTACTGGTGGTGACGGTGGCGCTGGCTGCCATTCGCCGGCGCGGCGCCCCTACGCTCGGCAATGATGGAGGTGCGGATGGCTAGTGCTCTGCTGACCCAGGCGACTTTCCTGATCTGCCTGGTGCTGTTCGCGCGGCTGTTCACCTATCGGCGCGGGGCGGCGCGGTTTCGCCGTGGGGTGTCCTGCCTGGCCATGCTGGTGATGGGCAGCGCCGGTGCAGCGGTGATCTACATCCTGACCGGCAAGCTGCTGATCCCACCGCCTGCCTGGCCGCTGGTGCTGCTGTTGGCGGTGTTCGCTTGGTCGGTGTGGCAAAGCGGCGGCAATCTGGCCGGCGCTTTCCGCCCTGCTGGGTGGAATGGCGTCGAGCGTAGGCAGCATGAGCGGCGCGATGCATTGGGGCAGGCGAGGCGGCGATGATTAAGGTGACGTTCAGCGGCATGCGCGAGCGCCTGCAAACCCTTGATCGTCTTGAGCGTGAGCAGCTGCCGTTTGCTGCAGCGCTGTCGCTAACGGCGACTGCGAAGGAAGTGAAGGCGACCCTGGTCGAGGAGATGAGCTCGGTCTTCGACAGACCGACACGCTGGACACTGAACAGCGTGTTCATCGAGCCAGCCACTAAAGCCCGCATGGAGGCCAGGGTCTGGTTAAAAGACCAGGACCCGGGTAGCGGCGGGAGTGCGGCTGCGGAATATCTCTCACCTCAGATATACGGCGGCCCGCGCGACTACAAGGGCACCGAGAAGATGTTGTATCGCCGGGGCGCGCTGAGCTCCGGCCAGTACGTATTGCCCGGCGACAAGCTGCAGCTCGACGCTCACGGCAACATAGGGCGGGGCAGGCTGACGAAGATTCTCTCGGGCGCGGGGCTGTTCTCCGAGGAAGGTTACGATGCAAACGCGACCAATAGCGCCCGCAGTATGCGCAAAGGCAATCGGCGCTACTTCCTGATCAAGAAAGGCCGAACAGCTATTGGGATTGCCGAGCGGCTTAGCCGTGGCAAAGGCAGCCGCAACAACATCCGCATGGTATTGGTTTTCGCTCGTCGGCCCGCTTATAGCAAGCTGTTCGACTTCTTCGGAACGGCCGAGCGTGTTGCTCAGGACGCGTTGCCGATTGAGTTCGAGAAGGCCCTGGCTCGAGCCCTCGCTACTCGTAGGCAATGAGGGGGCGGGCGATGGGTCCTTCCTGGCGGCCCACCCCTACACGGGTAATTCGAGCCGCGTTTTCTCTCTAGCTGAAACCTGGACAGAGATGTCCGTCTTTCAAAGGGTTAGGTATGGGCCGGCAAGTAACGAAGTCAGAGCTGGGTGACCTCGTCGGCCGGGATGAGCGAACACTGAGTCGCTGGCAGAACGCTGGCATGCCGGTTCAGGAGTTTGGCCTCGGCCGGGGCAACGAGAACCTGTACGACACCCAAGAGGTGATCGAATGGCTCATGCAGCAAGCGGCGCTGAACGGCAAAAAAGAATCCGCACGTGACCGCCTCGATCGGGTGAGAGCCGACCGCGAAGAAATGGCGCTGGCAAAAGACCTCGGCGAAGTCGTAATCGCCGCCGAACTGATTGAGCGTTTCGAGGCGATGATCCAGGCAGCCAAGATCGAATTGTTGAACACCCTTCCGGAGAATCTTGCCAGTGAGCTTTCCGCTCGCTATGGCGTGGAGATTGATGACCAACTGATCCGGGACCCCATCGAAGCGATTCTGAGAGAGCTGGCCAACTATGACCCCGATGACGATGACCCGTCAGACGGGGATCATGACGGATCGGACGATCCGGAGGATGCTGAAGAAGACGGCCCGTAAAGCCATCCGGCAGGCCAGCCGCAAATGGTCCCCGCCGCCTCGCATGAGCATCATCGAGTGGGCCGACAAGTACCGCTGGCTGGCGCCCGAAGAAGCGGCCCGCCCCGGCAAGTACCGCTTCGAGGTCACCCCCCACCTGACGTGGCCGGGCAATCCGCTGGAAGCGCTGGATGACCCCAACGTGACCGAGATTGTCGGTCGCAAGTCCGCCCAGGTGGCATGGACATCGGGCGTGATGGGTAACGCCATCGGCAAGTGGATCGATATCGACCCTTCGCCCATCCTGGTCCTGTTTCCCAAGGCCGAATCGGTCAAGCAGTACGTTGGCGAAAAGCTGGAACCGATGATCGAAGCCACTCCGCGCCTTCGCCGCAAAGTGGACTTACGCAGCCGCAGGCTTCAGCAGCGGCAGGACTTCAAGAAATTCCCTGGCGGATTTCTCAAGATGGTCGGCTCCAATAGTCCGGCCAGCGTCAAGTCAACGCCGGTGCCTCGCGTGGCGGTGGAAGAACCAGATGACTGTAACCTCAACCTGCGCGGGCAGGGTGACAGTATCAAGCTGGCCAAGGAGCGCCTGAAGACCTTTCGCCGCTCCAAGATCATCATCGGCGGTACGCCCACGATCAAAGGGCTTTCGGCCATCGATGCCGAGCTGGAGCTGTCCGACAAACGCGTAGGCCTTGTCCCATGCCATGATTGCGGTGAGGAGCACGCGCTCAGCTTCGACAACCTCCACTGCCCGGACGACCCGGAATATCAGCACGAGGTATACGGCAACAAGCGTCCGGAGCGCACCTACTACGCCTGTCCGCATTGTGGTTCAAGTTGGGATGACAACCAGAAGAACGCCAACCTAAAGCGCGGCCGCTGGCAGGCGACCGCTGAGTTCCGTGGCATTGCCGGCTACATCCTCAACGAGCTTTACGCAACGTTCTACGGCTCCCGCTTCGCCGTGCTGATGGAGAAGAAACTTCAGGCCGAATATGCCGCCGAGCGCGGCAACATCGGCCCGATGATCGCCTTCACCAACAGCTCCATGGGTGAAAGCTACGAATACAAGAGCGATGCGCCCAAGACCGACGAGCTGGAAAAGCGAGCAGAGCCGTATCAGGAACTGACCGCCCCGAACGGCGTATTGCTGATCACTGCAGGCGTGGATGTGCAAGGCGATCGCCTGGCTGTGGTGATAGTCGGCTGGGGCCGTGGTGAGGAATCCTGGCGACTGTACTGGGGAGAATTGGCTGGAAATCCGAAGGACCCCAGCGATGGCGTATGGCGCGAGCTGGATCGCCTGCTGGCTACATCCATTCCGGGTGCCGGAGGCACTCGCCTGGCAGTCTCAGCAGCGAGCGTAGACAGCTCTGACGGAAACACCAGTGACGCCGTCTACACCTACGTCCGTGATCGCCTGCGCTACAACATCATGGCGATCAAAGGTGCGTCCATCGATAGTCGCGAGAAGGAGATTTACTCCAAGCCGCCAGCCTCGGTAGATACCACTCAGGACAACACCAAGGCCGCGAAGTACGGGCTGCGCGTCAACATCGTCGGCACCCATAAGGCCAAGACGTTGATCGACAACAGGCTCAGGCTTACTGGTGCGGGCCCAGGTCGTATGCACTGGTACAGCGAGATCCGTGCCGATTACTACGAGCAGGTCACCAACGAAGTCCTGGCCCCGCACCCACGGCAGCCAAGCAAGATGGTATGGCAGCGCAAGGCCGGGCGCCGCAACGAAGCGCTCGACTGCGAGGTATACGCCCTGCATGCCGCACGCAGCCTGAAAACTCATCTGCTGCGAGACAGCGAATGGGATCAGCTCGAGCAGCAGCTCATGCAGCCGGCCCTGTTCACCAGCGACCAGCCCGTGGCCAACGTACCGCGCCGTGCCCAACAAACGCGCGGAACGCGAAGCCGTGTCCGCTGAGGAATCCCATGAAACCGAAAACAGAAGCCCGCATCCGGCTCGACGAAGTGCGCGCGGCCATCAGCAAGATCGTCAATGGCGCTCAGTCCGTGCGCTTTGGGGATCGGCAGGTGAATCGCGCCGAGCTCGCTTCCCTGCGCATGCTCGAGCAGCAGTACGCAAAAGAAGTCGCTTCCGAAGAAGCCCGGCAGGCCGGGCGCGGGCGCAACCGCATCAACTACCTGAGTATCTGACATGGCCTGGTTCAATCGAAAGACGCCGGAAGAGAAGGCCGTTCGCGCGGCGCTCGACCTGGTGCAGAGCCAGCCTCGGGCACAAGGCGGGGGCGGCGGCAGCGAAACGCGCTGGCGCGGCGCCTCGCGAATGCTGCGAAGCATGGCCAGTTGGGTGCCGCATCTTGGCAGTCCGTCTCGCGACCTTAGCAAGGTCGAGCGCAGCACCCTGATCGCCCGCTCCCGCGATGCGATGCGCAACCACTTGCTGGGCCGCGCCGCCATCGTGCGGGTCAGAACCAGCGTGGTGGGCACCGGGCTCATCTGCAGACCGCAGGTCGATTACGAAGCCCTTGGCATCAGCGAGGAGGAGGGAGAACAACTCAACGAACAGCTTGAGCGGGAATGGACGCTCTACGCCGAGGATCCTCGCGAGTGCGACGCCGAGGCCAGCAGCACCCACTACCAGCAACAGGCGATCGCGCTGATGTCCGCGCTCACTGGTGGTGACCTGTTCGTGGCCACGCCTGACATCGAGCGCGACGGCACACTGTTCAGTACCCGCCTGCAACTGCTCGAAACGGACCGCATCAGCAACCCCAACGGGCAGCCGGACACGGCCAGCCTGTCGGAGGGAATAGAATTCGATACGCAAACAGGCGCACCCATCGCCGTCTGGGTATGCAGTGGTTACCCCGGCGACAAGCGTCTCGCCAAACCGCTCACCTGGGAACGCCTGGAGGTATTCGGCGCGCAGACGGGCCGTCGCCGCGTACTTCAGGTGTGGTGCGACAAGGAGCGGCCCGGGCAAAAACGAGGTGCTCCCTATCTCGCGCCGGTGCTGGAGCCCCTGCAGAAGCTTGAACGCTACAGCAGCGCCGAGCTGATGGCCGCCGTCATCTCAGCCATGTTCACGGTGTTCCTGAAGAAGGGCAGCGAATTCAACCAGAGCAACCTGCCAATGGCGGCGCTGGGCAACGAGCAGCCCGAAGGGCACGCCCCAGAACTGCCTCCGGTTGAGCTGGGCGAAGGTGCAGTCGTAGACCTGGCTCCAGGTGAGGAACCGATCACCGCCAACCCGGCCAGGCCCAACGCGCAGTTCGACCCCTTCTTCATGGCTGTGGCCAAGGAGATCGGCGCCGCCCTGGAGATGCCGGTGGAAGAGCTACTGCTCTACTACAGCAGCAGCTACAGCGCGGCGCGTGCTGCGATGTTGCAGGCATGGCGCATGTACAACCTCCGGCGTTGGTGGTTGGTCTGTGACTTCTGCCAGCCCTCGTATGAATTGCTGGTTGACGAAGCCGTCGCCAGAGGCCGCCTGCGCTTGCCTGGCTACTTCGACCCCGCCCGACGCCGCGCTTACACCCGCGCCGTCTGGATCGGCCCTGCCCGCGGTGCCATCGACGAACTCAAGGAAGCCAAGGCTGCCCAGGCGCGGATAGATGCCGGCCTCAGCAACGAGACCATCGAAGCCGCCGCAATGACCGGTGAAACCTGGTTGCAGATCTACCGGCAGCGCAAGCGTGAAGTTCAGCAGCGCCGCGCCGATGGCCTGGAACTGCCCAACTCGAAGCAGGCGGAACCCCCCGCCGAACCGAAAGAAGAGGAATAGCCATGCCCCGCGCATTCGAGTTGGCCGCCGCGCAGCCTTGGCTGATGCTGCCCGACAGCCTCGACAACCTGCTGGCTATCGCCGAGCGCATGGGCGACCCCGTCGCGCTCGAAACCCAGCTGGGACGACGGCTGGAAAACAGCCGCACCGTCACGCTACGGGACGGCGTCGCCGTGGTACCGGTAATCGGGCCCATCTTCCGTTACGCCAACCTGTTCACCGAGATCAGCGGTGCCACCAGTACTCAGGTGCTGGCTACCGACATTCGCGAGGCGCTCGACAACCCGGCGGTGAGAGCCATCGTCCTCAACATCGATAGCCCGGGTGGCGTCGCCAGCGGCATCAACGAACTGGCCGAAGTGATCCACGCCGGACGTAGCCAGAAGCGCATCGTCGCCTACATCGGAGGTAGCGGCGCCTCCGGCGCGTACTGGCTCGCGTCCGCCGCGCACGAAATCGTCATCGACGAAACCGGCATCGCCGGAAGCGTCGGCGTAGTGGTGGAAGCAGTGGTCGATGGCGAATCCGCCAATGGCCGCAAGCGTTACCAGATCGTCAGCCGCAACGCGCCGAACAAGCGCCCCGATGTCAGCACCGAAGAGGGCCGCGCCAAAGTCGCAGAGACCATCGATGCGCTCGAAGAGGTCTTTGTCAGCAAGGTGGCCCGCAACCTGGGCGTAACAGCAGAGCAAGTACCTGGCATGGGTGACCATGGCGGGCTGCGCGTAGGGGCCGCCGCCGTTGAGGCTGGCCTTGCACATCGAATCGGCTCCCTCGAAGGGGTAATCGCCGAACTGGCCAAGCCGGCCTCAACCAACCCAAGGAACAGAAGCATGAAAGTCAGCACCACCGCGGAGCTGCAGGCGGCCCTGGCTGCCGGCACTGACCCGCAGACCATCGAGATCGCCGAAGCCAATCAGCCCGACGTCGAGGCCATCAAAGCCGCCGCCCGTACCGAGGGCGCCAAGACCGAGCGCGATCGCATCGCCGGTATCCACGCCCTGGCCCAGAAGGGCTTCGAGGCCGAAGTGCAGGCCGCCATCGATGACGGCCTCACCGTAGAAGCGGCCGGCCTCTCGCTCTACAAGGCTGCGCAGGATCGCGGCATTACCCTGCAGGCCATCAAGAGCGATGCCACTAAAGCCAAGGCCAGCACGCCGCCTGGCGGCGACAAGGCCCCCAAAATCTCTACCTCGTCCATCTGGGCAGCCCGGAAAGGAGCCAAGCAATGAGCATCGTTACCCAAGGCGCCCGTAGCGCCGACTTCCTGCTGAGTGAAGCCTCCGGCGAACGCTCCCGCGCCCAGATCAACCTGCTTGCCACAGCGGTGGCGATTTCCGCGGGCACCATCGTTGCGCTGTCCGGCGCAGGCTATGCACCCTACGAGCCTGTCGAGCCGGACCCGGAGAACCCAGCCGAAGCCCCGGCACTGGCCATCCTCTACAACAACAAGCCTGCGAGTGAAGACGTTCAGCTGGCCGCCGCCATCGTTCGCGATGCCGAAGTGGACCGCAACCTGCTGGTTGGCCTCGATGAAACCGCCGAAGCCGCGTTGATCGCCCAGGGCATCATCATCCGCCCCGCATAACGCTCTGCCGCCACGGCGGTTCACCATGACATCCCGAACCGCCGCTGGCGGTTTTCTCGTTTCTGGAGACGAACAAAATGGCATCGCTCGACATTTTCAACGATGACGCCTTCAGCGTTACCGGCCTCACCGCAACCATCAACCAGCCCCAGGAAGGCCAGGCCCAGCCCACCCGCCTGGACTCCCTCTTCGAAGAAGAAGGCATCACCACCACCTCGGTCTTCATCGAGCGCGAACACGACACGCTGACTCTGGTGCCGGCCGCTGACCGCGGCGCACCGGCCGACCCCACCTCGGGCGATCCGCGCGACCTCATTCCCTTCAGCACCATCCACCTGCCGACTCGCGCCACCATCATGGCCGATGAAGTCCAGGGCATTCGCGCTTTCGGCAGCGAGTCCGAACTGGAAACCGTGCAGGCCCGGGTTGAGAAGCGCCTGGCCAAGATGCGCAAGCGCCTCGACGCCACCATCCGCTACCAGCGCGTGGGCGCGATCACGGGCAAGGTGTACGACGCCAACGGCACCCGCCTGCTGCTCGACCTGCACGCCAAGTTCGGTATTCAGGAGCAGGCGCAACAGTTCAACCTCACCGCCCAGGAAACCAAACTGCTCGGCGCCATCAACTCCGCCAAGCGCAAGGCCGAGGACGTCGTCGGCGGTAGCGGCATCATCGCCGGCTGGCTCGGCCTGGCCGGCCGCAACTGGTTCGACGCCTTCGTCCAGCACGACAGCGTCCTGAAGGCCTACGACCGTTGGAACGACGGCCAATTCCTGCGCGAAGGGGGCTGGCCCGGTTTCAGCTACGGCGGTGTCGCCTGGGAAGAGTTCTATGGCAAGGTCGGCGACATCACCTTCATCGACCCGGACGTCGCCTACCTGATCCCCATCGGGGTAGATGGCATGTTCATCACCCGCTTCGCCCCTGCGAACTACATCGAAACGGTCAACACCGAGGGCCTGCCGTACTACGCCAGCCAGGAGCTGCTGCGTCACAACAAAGGCGTCGACCTCGAGGCGCAGAGCAACCCCCTCAGCCTGGTGACCTTGCCGCGAGCCATCATCAAGCTCACCAAGCAATGAGTGAGTTCAGCCAACTGGTCGATGACATGGACAGCGCGTTGTTCGACGCGCTGTCCACCGCCGTTGGCGAACATCGCCGCCCTGGCTGCCGGCCCCGGAGCGATGTGCAACTGATCATTGACCACAACCTGCAGCAAATGGGCCCGCAAGGTCTGCACGCCACCGACGCTCTCGGTATCTCATGCAGATGTGAGCAAGTCCCAGACGTGGACCGCGGGGACCTGTTCATCGTCGGTTGCAAGCGCTACGCCGTCGAGGTTGTGCTCAGCAACGACGGGCACGTCATCACCGCCGCCTGCATGGAGATGAAATGAACCGCAACCCCATTACCCTGGGCCGCAAGGCCCTGGTGCAGCGCCTGGGTACGGTCATCGTGGCCAACGGTTACGCAACCAACGCGGGCACCAACGTGCGCACTGGCTGGTTCAACGAAGTGCTCAAGACCGATGACGTCAGCTTCCCGCTCATCTGTCTGCAGAAGGGCAAGGACCTGGCGCCCAAGCCCGGCCCGGCGGCGCTGCTCAAGTTCAACGGCTTCTACATTATCGGCGCGGTCGATGTTGGCCTGGACGATTACGAAGACGCCCTGGACGAGCTGGAGCATGACCTGCTGCTGGCGCTGATGCCGACAGAGGGTCAGTTTCCCCGCTGGCTACCCAGAGGCATCAAAGGCATCACCGTCGGCGCGCCCGAGCAATTTCCGCCAGGCAACGGCGAGCGCGCCGCCAGCGTGCTGATCCCGGTGCACCTGCACACCATCATCGAAAGGACATAACCCATGACGCACAACGCGACTGCCGCCAAGGCAGGGGATTCGGCTACCCCGAAAAAAGCTGCCGAACTGGTCGAGGTCAAGCTCGAACAGGCTCATACCCACAAGCGCAAAGAGTTCCAGAAGGGCGACAAGATCAAGGTCACCCCTGCACAGCGCGAAACCCTCATCGCTCGCGGCATCGTCGCCGGCCCCAAGGAGGTCTGATCCATGGCAGTCCTGAAAGAAACATTCGTTATCGGCGGCCACCTGAAGATGCGCGTCGCCGGCAGCGGCTTGCCGTTCCAGAAGTGCGGCCTGGTCTCCAGCATCCAGACCACCATCGAAACCAACAACCTGACCCTGAGCGACACCACCACCCCGCAGGGTGGCGAGTACGACTCGGTGGACCGCATCACCTCGGTCGGTCTGGCGATCAACTTCCGCGAATTCTTCACGGCGATCCTGGCTGGCATTCTCTGGGGTGACGTCTCCACCGTACCGGCCGCCACGCACACCGATGAGCAGCACGTCGCCGCTGTTGACGGCACCATTGCCCTCGACAACATGCCGCTGGAGATCGACGGCGTGACCAACGTGGTCGACGGCGCACCCGGCACGGAAGTCTTCGAAGAGTTCGACGACTGGGTGATGACCGGCTCCGGCATCGAGGTCGTCGCGGGTGGCGCGCTGGAAGCTGCCATCCTTGCCGCCCCGGAAGGGACGCCCTACAGGGTTTCGGTCGACTACAAGTCCGCCGCGGTCGACGTCGTCGAAGCGCTGACCAACTCCGGCCTGGAGCTGGAACTGCTGTTCGAGGGCGAGAACGCTGCCGGCACCAAGAAGCGCATCGAGGCCCGGTTCTGGAAATGCCGCCTCAACCCGGCCAGCTCCCAGGACTGGCTCAACGTCGACGACTTCATGGGCGCCGAATCCACCTGCAAGGTTATCAGCGATCCGTCGAAGGTCGGCGCGGGCAAGTCGAAGTACTTCCGCATCAAGAAGGAACTGCCGGTGGCGGCTTAAAGCGCCCGAATCCAAGCCCAGCCTAGTGCTGGGCTTTGGTGCTGGCGTTTTGGTACATTCCCGGCCATATCACATGGGAGGGAAACCAGATGCAGTGTCCGAAATGTCGCTATGAGCCAACGATGGCAGAGATGCAATCGAGCCCGGGTCAGTGCGCGAGCTGCGGCATCGTTTACGAAAAATATGACGAGCAGTCGCATATGGCAGAGCGGAGGGCAAGACGACGGCCCTGGCTGCTGTCTGCGGTGGCGATTGTGGCCGTGGTCGCACTCACTGTGGGTGGCTTGAAATACCACTCCCATCAGCAAGCTATCGAGCAAATCGACGCGCAGGTAAAACTTGCCACGGCCTACGTCGAGCAGATGGCCGCTGTATCTTCTGGGGCTTCCTCGATGACCTTTGGTGAACTGTTTTCAAAGGCTGATCGTTTCATTGGGGAAATTGACTCGGCACTGGTCAAGGTCAGCATCGTCGAACCCCGCTTGCCAGAAGCTGAGGCGGCACAGGCCTACATGAAGGCCGGCCAGGAGGTGATTCGAAATATCTCGGGGGCTGCGCGATCAATGATGGAATTCGGAACCGCGAAAGACAGGGAAAAGCGCGCAATCGAAGATGAGATGTCGTCTAACTCCTACCGGCGTGAGCGGGCAAGCGAAATGAAGCTTAAAGCTCTGGATGATCAAATCAAGGCGCTGGATGCGATGAAGGTTAAGCAGAACTCTTTGCGAACAAGCGCGAAGGCGATGTTGGCCGCACAGGGCAGCCTTGGGGCGCTCAGCGCTTCTTCACTATTGAGCCAGGATCTACAGGAACGGCTGGTTTCGGAAAAGTAGACATACGAATTTCAATGACCTGCTTCGGCGGGTTTTTTTTGCTCGGAGGTAAGTATGAGCGAGATTGGAAAGTCGGTAATCAAGCCGGTTGCTGGCAAGAAAATCGTGTGCAGTGAGCTAACGGTTGCACAGGCGAGAGCACTGTTACAAAGCCAGGGCGGTGACCTTGTCGACGAGCTGCTGCTCGAAGATATCCGTCTGATCGATTTGCCGCTGTTCACCGGCCTGACCGCCGAAGAAATCGACCAGATGCTGCCTAGCGACCTAGAGCTGGTCGTTGCGGGCTGCAAAGAGGCAAATCCCACTTTTTTTCGCATGCTGGCCAAGCTGGCCAGCCTCCCGAAGCAGGCCTGAAAGCGCTGGATGACCTGATATGCAGGCTCACCGTGCTAGGTCATAACCGAATCCTTGACTACCCCTGGACCCTGTTCCTCCGCGCGCTGAAGGGCTGATGACATGACCGATGTAGAGCTGCGCCTAACGGCCGATGTTGACCAGGCAACCAAGAAGGTAGGCGGATTTCGAAAAGAATACGCCGATCTTGTCAAGGCCATCGAAAAGCCGCTGCGCCAGGTCAACGCCTTCCGCGAACTGGAAGCCAGCCTGGAGAGTACCGAGCGCGAAGCGCGCGCAGCGCGCGATCGCGTGCGGGATCTGGGCAATGAAATGGCGCGAACAGCGGCCCCAGGCAAGGAGCTGGCAGGCACATATCGCGATGCCGTGAATGAGCTGCGCCGCCTGGAAAGGGCGGAAGTTGTTGGTCAGGCTCGGCTCATAGCGCGTCGTCGTGAAATGCAGGCCGCCGGCGTTGATACCCGCAACCTGGCCACGGAACAGCGCCGTCTCAGTCAGGAGATGCAGCAGGCGCTCTCTGCCGGCCAGGCAGACCAGCAACTGCAGGCCGCACAGAAAAGCTTAGGCGTAGGCGAGATCGAGCGTACCCAGCGAGAGCTGGTGAGGCTGCGAGCCGAATATCAGTTGCTTACTTCCGTCGGCAATCTGTCGGCTAAGCAGCGCGCCGAATCTGAGGCGAATTATCATCGCAGCGTGAAGCAGACGCTCGGTGAGCTTCGGACCCTGCGCGCCGCAACGAAAGAACAGGAACTTCAAGCCCGCGCCACCGCGACCAGCGAGGCGCGGCGTCATGCTCTTGCGCGCGAAGGCATTCGAGCCCAGGCCGCAGCCATTGCCCAGGCCGCCCGCGAACAACGCGCTGCCAACCTGGAAGCAGCGCGAGCGGATCTCGGCGTGAACCGGTACCGCGCTCTGCAATCCGAAGTGCAGCGGGTGCGGCAGCAGTATGAACTGCTGCGCACCAGCGGTCGGCTGTCCACGACTGAGCTGGCACTAGCGCAGCGAACGATGACACAGCGCATCCGTGAAACTCAGCGGGCGATGCGTGAGCTGAATGTCGAGCAGCGGCGTTCTGGTGGCGCCGGCGGCGGTATCGGTGGCCTGGCCGCGCGGGCGGGCAGCGCTTATCTCGCGGCGCGCGCAGTAACCACCGTTACTCGCCAGGCTGATCAGTGGGTTGAGTTGACAGATAGGATTCGGCTGGCGACCACCAGCCGGGAGGAATACGACACAGGCCTTGAGCGGTTGCGCTCGATCAGTGACCGCACCTTCACCAGCATGACCAATAATGCGGAGATCTACATCGGAGCCCTGACGCCCCTGCGCGAGCGTGGGTTTTCCAGCAATGATGCTCTTCGCTTCACCGAAGCGCTCGGTCTGGGCTTGGTTGCCAGCGCCGCCAAGGGTGAGCGCGCGGCTTCGGTGATCAACCAGTTCAACAACGCGCTTCAGGATGGTGAGCTGCGCGGAGATGCGTTCAATAGCATGATCCGCAATACGCCTGCGCTGGCGGATGCGCTGGCTCGAGGCCTGGGTAAAACCCGCGAAGAGTTGGCGGCGATGGCTGAGGCCGGCGAGCTGACAACGGATGTGTTCGTTCCTGCGCTGATCAGTCAGCTAGACAGCCTCGGCGAAGCTGTGGATGGCATGAATATCACCGCCGGTGACGGCTTTGTACGGGTGATGAACGCCTGGCAGGAGGCGGTCGGCAAAGCAGACCTGAAGCCACTGACCACTGCGCTGAACGAGTTGGCCAACACGCTCCGCGATCCAGCTGTATCAGAGGGGCTGACCACAGTAGCAAGCTTTATCCTGCAGATCGGTGGTGCGGCGGTCGGCTCAGCAGCTGACCTGCTGGATATGGCAAAGCAGGCTGGAACTCTGGCTGCTCAACTGGGTGGGGCGTCGAATCGCCTCGCTGATATTGACCGCGAGATCAAGGCCATCGACAAGTCGATGGATGAGAGTCTGAGCGTGGGCGACTGGCTTGTTCGGTTGCTCTATTCGCCCGAAGAGCTGAAGGCGAAGCGCGAAGCGCTACGGCTTGAGCGCGAGCAGATCATCGAGGATCAGAGCGGGATGACCGCCGAGCTTCAGTTCCTAGCCGAAGTGGCCGCGGCGGCCGCTGAGGAAGGGCGCGAGCAGGAGCGTGCCGCATACCGCCGCTATATTGCAGACATCAAAAAGCTGCAGGGTGAGCAGGTCAAGGCGGCCAAGGAAGCGCTCAAGGCTCAGTTACAAGCCGAGAAGGAAGCGCAGCGTGAGCTGAAGAAGGTCCAGGATGATCGCCTCAAAATCGAGGGGCGCTACCGCGAGGCGCTGGCCAATCTCGGCGGCACCGGACAGGCCTCCTACAGCGCGGCCCAGGCACTGAAAGTTGGCGCCCGAGAAGCGCTGCGGGCTGGCGATGTTGAAGGTGCGCAGAGCCAGGCGCAAGCGGCGCTGAAGATGCTGCAGGAGCTCCAGGCCGCAGGGGAAAACACCTATGGGTTTGGTGGCTTCATCCAAGAGCTTCAGGCAATTGAGCTGGCGGCCAACGACATCGAGAAGACCCGAGCCGAGGAGAAGATCAGGAGCATACGCGAGCAAATGGCTGCGCTCGAAGCGGAAGCCAAGAAGCTCGAAAAAATGCCTGTAAGCGTGGAGGCTGACTCGGCGAGCATCGATCAGGTCCGCACCCAGATCGAGCAGCTGATAACCATGCTGGGCAGCAAGGAGATTGTAATTCCGGTACGCCTTGAACACCCGGACGGCCCAATCATTCCAAACCTTCCTGAGCCTCCAGGCTTCGCCTACGGCGGCTACACCGGCCCCGGCAGCAAGTACCAGCCGGCCGGTATCGTGCACGCCGGCGAGCACGTGCAGCCGCAGGAGGTGGTGCGCGAGCCGGGGGCGCTGCCTTTCCTCGAG